AAACTGCCTGATGTTCTTCGAGCACCTGATCGCAGACGAGCAGTGAGGTCGGGTCTGCGGCGAGCCGGAGCCGCTTTTAAGCCGCAGAATCTCGGAGCGCCCATCCCCTATGCCTCGGGGTTCTACGGGCTGCCTGGAATGCCCGGCTACAATGCCGACGACACCTACATGCGGGCTTACGGCTCCAACGGGACCATTTTCAGTATCGTCTCGCTGTTCGCGGAGGCCACGGCGGGCGTCGATTGGCGTCTGTACCGCAAGGAAAAGAAAGATGGCCGCCAGCGCTACTCCACGGGCGATCACGGATCGGACCAGCGCACCGAGGTGCTCACCCACCCCGCCCTGGACCTCTGGAACAAGCCGAACGACTTCATGCCGCGGTTCACGTTCGTTGAGACGTTCCAGACGCAGTTCGAACTCACCGCGAAGTCCTTCTGGGTCATCGACCGTCACGAGATGTCCTCGATGCCTATCGGAATGTGGCCGGTAACCCCCTCGCGCATCGAGCCGGTCCCCTCGGACAAGGACTTCCTCGCCGGATGGGTCTACACGTCTCCCATGGGCGAGAAAGTGCCGCTGCTCCGCGACGAGATAGTCTGGATGCGCCGCCCGGACCCAACCGACCCGTACAGCGCGGTCGGGGCCATCCAGACCGTCCTCACTGACATCGACGCTGCGAAATACTCCTCGGAGTACAACCGGAACTTCTTCATCAACAACGCCATCCCCGGGGGCATCCTGGCCCTGGACGGGTCGATGACGGACCCCCAGTTTACCGAGCTGGCCGAGCAGTACCGGGAGCAGCACCTCGGAGTGTCCCGAGCCCACCGCGTGGCGGTTCTCGAGAACACGAAGGCCAACTTCATCATGACGGGGACCAACCAGAAGGACATGGACTTCGTCAACCTGCAGTTGCAGGCCCGGGACAAGATGCGCGAATCGTTCCGGATGCACAAGCATATGCTGGGCACCGTGGATGACGTCAACCGTGCCAACGCCCAGACCGCCGAGGAGATCTTTGCCGCCTGGGGCGAGACCCCGCGCCTTGAGCGCATCAAGCTTACCCTGAACAGTCAGTTCCTGGACCTTTACGGAACCCTCGGCAAGGATGTAGAGTTCGATTATGCCGATCCGGTGCCTCAGAACCGCGAGGCAGACGCTCGCGAGCTGCTCGGGAAGGCCCAGGCGGCTCTCTGGCTCATCAACTCGGGCTACGAGGCCCACGACGTCCTCGAAGTGGTCGGCCTGCCCGACATGGAGGCCAGGGAGTTTGCCGAGGAAGGCGACCTGGCACCGCGCTGGACTGGAAACGGCACGGGCTCCCAGGGCGGGTCGGATGGCGGCCTGCCCCGCAAGGATTCAGACAAGAAGCAGCTTGAAGATGCCTACGAGCGCATGATGGACGACCTCAAGCGCGTTATGAACGGGAAAGGCGTGGTTCCGGTGGATTACATGCCGGTTGGACTGGGAGGTGCTCGATGAATCCGAAGGGTTACCGCCCGATGCGGTCCACCCGCCGTCCTGCGAACATGGGCAAGCGCCCCGAGTGGTTCACGATCCGCAACGGTACCGAGGTCGGGGCTCCGACCCAGGTGCACATTTACGACGAGATCGGCTTCTGGGGCGTCACCGCCTCGGAGTTCGTCGGGGAACTGATGAAGTCCGAGGGCGACATCGAGATGCACCTGAACAGTCCCGGAGGTGACATCTTCGACGGCGTGGCCATTTACAACGCCCTCAAGCAGCGCTCCGGCCTGGTCAAGGTCATCGTTGACGGCCTGGCGGCCTCGGCGGCCTCCTTCATCGCCCAGGCGGCGACCGAGGGCATGCTTTTCATGGCCCCGCACTCCCAGATGATGATCCACGACGGCTTCGCGATGGCGATCGGCAACGCCGCCGACCTGCGGGAGACGGCCGAGCTGCTCGACAAGACCTCGGACAACATCGCCTCGATCTACGCTGAGCGCTCCGGCCGCGATGCGGACTACTGGCGCGAGCGTATGAGGGCGGAAACGTGGTACTCGGACCAGGAGGCCGTAGACGCGGGCCTGGCCGATGGAATCCACGGGGTTGCCGGGGCCACGGCGGGCTGGGACCTGTCCATCTTCAACCACGCGCGCCTGCGGGGAGCCAGTTCGCATCCCCCGTACACCGGGACCCACACTCACGGGCACCCGGCGTTCGGGCACGCTGAGGACGGTTCGGACACCCACGACCACGAGCACACCCACCAGGGCGACTCGGACCACGACCACCACGAGCCGGACGGTGACGCGGACGACAACGCCACCAACCTCAACCAGCTCATCCTGAACGCCGCTGTTGACGAGTCGGCGTGGGATGGGGACGCGGCAATGAAGGCAGCCGGGGACAAGGAAGACCCCGCCAAGGCTTACGCCTCGATTTGCGCAGGACGCCGCGAGGGTCCCTCCAACGAACGCGGGTCCTGGGCTCTCCCGCACCACAAGGCACCGGGTGACGCGCCGAACGCGGCGGGCGTCCGGAACGCGCTGGCCCGGCTCAGCTCCACGTCGGGCCTGACCAACGAGGACGCTGCCCGAGCGCACCTCAACGCGCACATGAAGGTGATCAATCCGGATTGGGAACCGGACGACAGCGTGGGGATAGATGTCCTCATGAACGAAGTGCGGGAGGCACTCAATGCGTAATGCCCCGGCCAACGCTGCGGAGCTGACGGAGTTCCTCCTGTCAGACCCGAAGACCTGGCCAACCGACATGCGGAACAAGGCCGGACTGGAAACCTTCCTGGATGGTTACGGGAAGAACCTGATGGCCAACGACCAGGGACTGCAGACCCAGGTCAAGGAGCAGATGGGCACGGTCCTCGCGGAGTTCCTCCGCGACGCCAAGGACGGAGGCGGCACCGGTATCATGAACGGCGGTCGCGCCACGCCGTTCTCCCAGGCCCACTCCTCGGTCACCGGCCTGCTCAAGTCCCCTGAGGCGCGGTACGGCCTGTACAACAAGAAGGCACCCGGGGCGGCCCTGGACAAGGAGCCGTTCGGCGGGGACCTGTCCATGTTCTTCCGGACGATCTGGCACAACACCTACAAGGACGACCCGGGGGTCATCAAGGCCCGGCAGTCCATCCGGAACGCGATGTCGGAGCGCGTGCCGGCTGATGGCGGGTTCCTGGTGCCGGAAGTGCTCCGGTCGGACCTGCTGCGGGTGGCCCTGGAGACCGCGATCGTCCGCTCGCGGGCGCGGATCATCCCGATGGAAACCCTCCGGGTTCCCTACCCGGGAGTGGACGACACCAGCCACGTTTCCAACGTCTACGGCGGCGTGACCTGGAACTGGACCGAGGAAGCTGCGGCGCTCACCGCCTCGCAGCCCGCGTTCCTCCGGGTCGTGCTGGAAGCGAAGAAGCTCACCCTGTACACGGAGGTCCCGAACGAGCTGCTCGCGGACGCGATCGCCACGTTCCAGCAGTTCATCTCCGAGGCGTTCCCCGAGGCGCTGGCCTTCGGTGAGGACGACGCGTTCATCAACGGGTCCGGCCAGGGCGAGCCGCAGGGCTACCTGAACAGCCCGTGCGCGATCAACGTCACCCGCAACACCGGCTCCAAGGTGCTGTTCTCGGACATCGCCGCGATGTTCCCGAAGATGCTCCCGGGTTCCTACAACCGGGCGATCTGGGTCTGCTCCCCGGGCGTGCTGGCTCAGCTCCTGCAGCTCGTGCTGATCTCCGGTTCGACCCCGGTGGCCCCGGCGCTGTGGCTGACCGCCACTGGTGGGGCGACCTCCGCGATCGGGTCCCCGACCTGGCAGCTCCTCGGCCGTCCGCTGTTCGTGTCGGAGAAGCACCCGGCGCTGGGCTCCACGGGCGACCTGGCCTACTTCGACCCCGGGTACTACCTCCTGGGCGACCGGCAGACCATGCAGGCCACCTCGTCCGAGCACTACAAGTTCCAGAACGACCTGACGGCCATTCGCGTCATCGAGCGTGTGGACGGGAGGACGTGGACCCAGTCCGCGATCACCGCGAAGAACGGCACCGACACGCTTTCCCCGGTCGTCGTCCTGCAGTAGTCCTGAACGGGGGCGGGCCAGCCGGCCCGCTCCCGGCCTAGGCCGAGGGAGAACCTGCTCACCTCCCGGTAGGCCGAACTAGCCTGGCCCCGGTAACCCGGCCCCCAGGCAGAGGGAGTGGTTTCACATGATGGAAGGACTCGGCAGGATCTTCGACCTGTCGATCGGCAACGTGATCACCAACCTGGGTGGTGGCGCGAACGTCACCGGCAAGCGCGTGTCCATGAAGAACGCGTCGGGCGTCACGATCCTGGTTACGAAGAGTGCGGGAACTGCGACCCAGGACCCGATCCTGACGCTGAACAGCTTCGCTGCTGCCTCGGGCGGCTCGGCGGCCTCTCCGGCTGCCCCGCTGGTCAGCTACTTCTACAAGAAGGCCGCCACCGCCCCCACGGGTGCGGAAACCTGGGCGAAGGTAACCCAGACGGCCTCCAACGTGGTGACGCTCACGGGCGAGTCCACGAACCAGGGCCTCTACGCGATCTTCGTCGCGGCGGGCGACACGGTCACGCGATCCGATCCCTACCTGGAAGTGGACATCGGCTCCGTGGCTGCGGCCCAGAACATCTCCGTTACGTTCGTTCTCCACGACCTGGAAGTCCAGCGGGCACCGATCCGCCAGGCTTCGAGCCAGGCCTGAGCGGGGGTCCGATGTCTCTCAAGGTCTGCAACCACCCGTCATGTGGTGCGCGCTGGAATGGCGCCGACGAGTGCCCCGCGTGCCTGGGGGCAGGACGTGGCGAGGTCCGCGACTACCACTGGGCGCACGAGGAGGACGGCGGCCCCACGGTGCCGGACTCGATCGTCGGGGACGCCACGGCTCCCGGCGCTGAGGATGAGGAAGTCGTCATTCCCGAGGATGAGGCCGGGGAACCGACCGAGGCCGAGCGGACCGGGGTTGAGGTTGACCCGGCCGACCTGGATGGCGACGGAATCCCCGACGACGAGGAGGACGCTTTCCACCAGCGGGAGGCGGACGACTCCGAGGTCAACGAGGAGGACCTGAGCGAGCACAGCCGTAACAGGTTGTCGGCTCTGGCCCGTGAGCGTGGGCTGGACCCATCCGGCACCAAGGCCGAGCTGCTGGCCCGGCTGCAGGGGGAAGGTCACGGGTAACCGTGCGGACCTACCTACGGATAGCGGCTGCGCTGGGACTGCTGGTCCTGGCGCAGCCGTTTTCCTGGTGGCAGTTGCTCGACATCATGGCTCAGCGCGAGCAGGAGTTCGCGTTCTGGTCCGAGCGCGCCCCGATGGCCTGCCCGCAGTGCGGCGAGCCCTTGCGCAACGCCCCGCCTGGGCAGGCTGCCTCGGGGGTTCTTCTTTACTGTTCGTATGACGGCTGGCAGTATCCCCGGGACTGGGTACGCGATGAACGGATGTAGGTCGTGACTCTGAACTACGTGATCCTGACCCTGGATCGTTACGATGGCCTCGGCAACTTCATCTCCCAGGGCCAGGCCAGCTTCGCTCCCTCCGCTCAGCTCACCGACGCCGCCGATCAGCAGATCGTAGACCAGGTACCGCTGCCGGTCAACTTCACTCCCGGCGCTTCCCCCACGGTCCGCCTCCTGGCCACCGACAACGCGGGACCTCAGCCGGCTGGCTGGGTCTGGATCATCACGTTCTCTGGGTTCCCTAACGGCGCGAACCCCCCGCAGACCATGATCCCCCTTCTGTTCTCCAACGGGGGCTCCCAGCACCTCAGCGCTATCAACCCAGTCTCCTCCGGCACTACTTTCCAGGCGTACATGCCCCTCCCCACGGGCACCTCGTCTGCAGGCGAGATCATCGTCGCCACGGGCTCTGGCTCCGCCTCCGCCTGGGAAACTCCCGCCTCGGCTGGCCTGGCCCCCCTGGCTAGCCCGGCTTTCACGGGCACGCCCACGGCTCCCACGCCCTCCCCAGGCGACAACAGCACCGAGATCGCTACCACGGCCTTTATGGTGGCTGCCCTGGCCGCTTACGCTCCGCTGGCCGGGGCAGCTTTTACCGGCCCGGTGTCCGTCAGCGAGCCGGCCGCTGCTGGCGGCGTTCTCGTGATTGCGAACTCGCACATCACCCCCACCTCGGCAGCGGCCCAGATCCAGGTAGCCCAGGCTGCCGACGCCGCTCTAGACATCGCAGTTACCGGGGACGCTAACCCACGGTTCCGCATCGACAGCAGCGGCGTGTTTAAGTGGGGCACCGGGGCTACTGGCCTGGACACCACCATGAGCCGCACGGGCTCGGGCAAGATCCAGATGAACTCGCTGGCCCTGAACAACTTCGGGTCCGGTGGTGCCATCCTCACGGTGGCCAATACTGACGGCACGCCCCCTACAGCGCCCAACGCCCAGTTCATCGGCAAGAACGCCGGCGACATGGAAATCGGCGTCGATGTGTCTGGCGATACCCAGATGCGCCTGCTGATCGATTCTAACGGCAAGCACACCTGGGGACCCGGTGGATCGACCGTTGGTGACACGAACCTGTACCGATCTTCGGCTGGCGTTCTGCAGACCGACAACAACCTGCAGGCCAACAGCGGCTACCTGCAAGCGTCCCGTATCGTCGCGGCGGGAATCACCGGGGCCACAGCGGCTTCCCGGTACGTAGGAGCCACCACGGGCGGCCCGCCGAACACGGGCACATTCAATGTTGGCGACTTCGTACTCGACAACAGTACCGGGGGCTGGTGGATCTGTACCGGCGCTGGCACCCCGGGAACCTGGCATGCCGGGGGTGGGAACGACTTCACCACCACCCAGCAGATTGCCGCTGGCGAGTGCATTTACCCGAGGATACCCGTCTCGACCGGTCCTGTCCTGATCAGCGGGTCGATGTTCCTGTTCTTCTGGACTGCCCAGAAGACCGAGACCATCAACTTCCTGACGTCAATCAGCGAGAGCATTGCCGCTGGTGCCACGCCCACCTACGCGGCTTTCGCGGTGTTCTCGGTGGACGGCAGCGGCAACCTGACCCAGGTCGCTATCACCGCGAACGACACCTCGATCTTTAACGGCACATTCCAGACCAAGAAACTAGCTACCACTGCTCCATGGAACAAGATAGCCGGGCAGCGGTACGCCTACGGCATCCTGATGGTCTCTTCCTTTGCCATGCCGAACGTTGGCGGCTTCAACGGGTCGCTACCGTACTCGTCCAACCCGCCCCGGGTTGCCGGCCAGATAACCGGGCAGACCTCGATCCTCTCCTCGTACGCAGTAGGATCCATTTCGAACGCCTCGTCTAGCATCTGGGGCGTCGTCGAGCCGGCGTAACGGCAGTCGTGCCATCCTGTCCGGACAGCAAATCCGCGTGGTTTAGTAGTCGTGGCAATCCCACGGGTCCTCCCAGGACACCGACGCCAAGAAAGCAAGGGACAGGATGGCCGTAACCGAGGTATGCTACTGCACGCGTGAGGAAATCAAGCGCGCTCTTGACGTCAAAGAGACCGCTCGTGCCACGCTGCAGATCGACCGTGCCAACGAGACGGCTGCCCGCGACATCGACGGCTCCATGAAGCGTCGGTTCTACTGCGAGGACGACACTCGCCTCTTTGACTGGCCCAACTACCAGTACGCCAACCCGTGGCGTCTGTGGCTATATGACAACGAGCTGGCCGTCTGGCCTGCCGTGGCGATTCTCGCCGGTACTCAGGCCATCCCCCTGAACACGGTGTTTCCCGGCCCGTGGATGGAGCACCCCGGCCCGCCCTGGACGTTCATAGAGCTGGACCGCTCGTCTACCTCGGCCTTCGGCGGCAACTCGCCCACTCCCCAGCGCTCCATCTCGATTCAGGGCACGTTCGGGTACGACACCCTCCGGGACCAGATGGCCACGCTCTCCACGGCGATCACCACTACCACCCAGACTCCCATCGTCATCTCGGATTCCAGCCGGATCGGCCCCGGCATCGTGATCTGGATTGACGCTGAGCGGATGCTAGTCCAGGACTCCGCCATGTCGGCCACAT